TGTCAGTAAAATAAGAGTCCTTACCGCCAAGTCGATTCCACACATAGGTAAAATTTGTATTAATTTTATCTGCAGCATCACGCAGGGTATCGCCAGTCCCATCGTTCGCAGTAGTGCCGTTTTGTAACACCTCTCGGGTTTTTGTTGCCATTTCTAAAGTTCCGTTTGATTCTAACTGTTATTTATAGTAGGACGAATCAATCTCCTGGATCGCCCACAATTAAATTAGGATACTCTACATATTGTATTAAATTTTGTTCATTATCTCCTAACAATGCAGTTTGATTTCCTAGTCCATCACTGTCATTTGAATGATACGATCCATCACTGTCATATCCATACCATCTTCCTTCATCAAGGCGATTAATTATATTTGACAGATCAGCATAAGTATCGTCTAGAGTGCGCCCATTAATATCATCTGCATCTGCAATTGATCCATATTGAGTATGCCAATTATCTATGTTTCTAGGATTAAACATATCATTGACTCGAGTCCTAATCCTGTCTCCATATGGTCCAGGACCAATCTCTGTTATAGATGTTGTGTAGATTCCAAGACCACCACGCTTGTTGTTGATAGGTGCACGAGTAACAATCTCGACAGGAGGGGGCGGTTCAATGATAGTTGCTCCTTTAATCCCTAAGTCAAAGACATCAAGGATTGAAACTTCGCCAGCAAGAAACATACCTGCTGGGTGAACAAACGTTTTATATGCGTCTCTCCAAGTCGGAACGCCAATAGGAGCAGATATCAATAATCCATACAACTGGAAAAATCCAGCATTAGTTAATTTTTTAAAGGTTATGTCTGATCCGATAAGAGTTTGCGTTCTAGTTGTTGAGAATATCTTTAAATTGCTACCTGTTGGGACTAATCCTGTTGTGGCAAGTTCTGATAACTTACTATCAGAAGAATCTAATCCAAGTCCAGCACTATCAAGTTTTTGGAGTTCAATAAGTTGTTGAGAAAAATTGACTAAGTAATCTGTGTCTTGCCTTAATTGAACATATTCGCCATCACTATCTGTCATTGATACAATATGGGTAGAACCTTTGAATGTATAAGGATAATTGCTTGTTCCTATAGCACCTAATCCTGAAAAAACTTGTGTATCATTTTCTGGATCGCCCACATAAAAAACTTCATCTTTACCATAACGAACATCAATATCAAGACCAAAGAAAACACGAAAAAACTGCTTAATTGAAAACTCTGTTCCCTTTGAACGATATAGTAGGTTTGAGAATTGAAGCGAAGTTCTTTTATCTTCAAATCCCTCATAGTATGGTTTGCCTAGCAAAAGTTCGGTGGCAATAAAATCCAATAACTCAACTTTCGCACCTTGAACATCTCTTGAAGTAAGAAGATCATTTACCTTTTCTGCTGGATTATTATTCTCTTCAAATGATTTAAAATATTCTTCAAGAAATTTAATTAGGTTTGGATATTTGCTGTCAAAGTGAGCAGGCAAGGCATCATACACAATGCCAATTTTGTCTACAGTTAGATCGCGCCGATACTTATCTGTTAAGGTCTTATCAATAGACATTAGATTACCTTGTATCTACCGCGACTGTTTGTACGAAAGACTCTTCTGGATCGTATTTGATAATCGTATTAAGTTTCGCTTCAACTACAGATTGATTTGCAGGAACAGCAAATATTTTTACAAAATTTCTACCAGCTGTTATAGATTGTATCGTAAGGTTAGTTATAACTACCCTTCCTGTGGAAGAAAAATATTCTCCAATACTACTCACCAACACCTTTTCTCCCACAGTCACCAACTCTAATGTACTTGAAGGTGTAGTATTAAAAATTACTGGATTAGCACCTTCTGCAGATACCTTAACCCTTTCATTAATTTTATTGCGGATAAAACATTGCTGGTTCTTATATGTGAAGATAGAAGAATAGACTGAAGGTTCTAATGAATCAGTTGCAGGTCTAATTGAAAAAGGAAAGGTTATATCGTAATTTAGAGGTAACGTTAAAGTCGGAAATATTCTTTGGTGTGCAAAAACATTTGCCCTTGAAGACAACACCGAAGGATCAACAGCATCTATTCGAGTTAACATATTTGACCTTCGAAATACTTGGTCAAACTTCCCTGTATTTTCTAGAAAATATTGATCAATTGCACTTGAAACATTTGCTCGAACAGTAGATTCACTTAATCCAGTCAAAGAGCGGTTCCATTGGAAAAAGGTTTGTGTACCAATATATGTTGTTTCTGGATCAGTAAACCTCAAATCAAAAGATGCAATAGAATATTCATCTACGAGGTCAAGGATTCCTTGACGAACTTGAGATATAGTAGAATTACTTAATTCAGGTTTAAATACAATAGAAGTGAAAACAGAACCATAAGCAGGTTTTGGATCATCTTCTCCACCCCAAGACTTTATATCGTCAATAAAGGTGTTATATTTTTTTAGTATTAGTGCAGAATAATCGTTAGCAGTAACCATTCGATTCTGAGAAGCATATTGGAACGGCGCATTCTGTCGGATAGATTCTATTCCTTCTTTATCTGCACCTCCACTAGATCTTGAAATAACAGATAAAGTAACATTTGAAGGATCAACAGTATAATCTAATCCGTTAATATCAGACAAAATAATTGATGATGCTAGTTGTAACGAAGGAATATTGTCTGCATCCTTTCCATTGGTTCTAAGATAATTAACACTAACCACTTGTCCAGGAGTAGGAGCGACACCTAAAGAGTTACCATTACCAAATGATAACTCATAATATCCATTAGGAGATTCTTGAAGTACATATAATCTAGAATCCTCTCGGATCGTCGTTGCATCTATTAGGTCAGTATAAATGGTAAACCCACTACCACCGTCAACATTTGCAGAAAGTTGATTCTCAAAAACTTTAACTATAGCAGTTCGAATGTCCATATTCAAATCAGGAATAACATAAATTGCTTCTGTCTGCGCCCCTACTAAAAAGTTTTCAGTCTTGACAACTCCTTCAAAAACTTTTACAGGAAGTTCTGGATCAGCAGTTGGTGCGAATGTGTAGACACCAGAAGAAGCAGATGCAGTTATAGATTCTCTATTTGTGAATGTATAATCAATTCCGTCTTTGCTTCCTCGTAAAACTAATGACCCTGCCTGCAAAGTTTGTGTTTGTAGAAGATTAGGCACACCGCTGAGAGACAATGTCAAAGTAATCTGGCATTCAGAAGATTTTCTTGAATTTGGAACATATCCAATAGATTCTGCTAAGGAAACAACAGATGGTCTGAGTTGTGCTGTTTTAAGAAACGATTCATTAAGAGCAAAATTTGTGATTAGACCATTATAGTGTGTATTGTATGACAAGACATCAAGGAGGTTAGATAAACCAGAACCTTCGAAATCATAGTCATTAAATTCCCCTGATTCTTTTAGGAAATTTTTGAGATTTTCTTTAATACTATTAAAGTCTAACTCAGTCGATTTGATTGTAGTTGCCATGTTAGCGTAACCTATTCATGTTGACTGCTGCTGTGAATGTTTCTTCAGAGTTAAGTATTCTAAACTCTACTTGAATGTAAACAGAATTATCAGCAAATGATCTGATATTTTGTGCACCTCTTGGTATCTGTTCATTACCAGAATAAAATCTAACTTCTGTTATTTTTGCTCTTGGTTCGTCTTTTTCTACTGCTTTTGTAATTTGTTCTCGGATAGCGGATTCAGAATAATTTGCATCCAATTCAAATAACATTGATCTAATATTGGCACCAAAAAATGGGCGGTATGGTTTTTCTAAATGGTTCGTCAACAATATAGTTTCAACAGATTGTATTACTGCTGCAACGTCTGTTTTTTTAAAAACATCTCCCTGCCTAACGCCCTCCTCATTCAAGGATCCGGATTTTACTTTAAAACTAAGATCTATGTCAGAATAAAATTTTTGTTTACTCGTGACAAGAGTCTTATCTGTTAATCCTGGTGTTATTCTTTTGAGTGCCATATCTATGCTGGGTTTCTTGTATCAATCTATTTAGTCGGTTACTTCGATTAAATCAGATCCAGACAACGTTTTACGATTGAAGTAAGTGCTGACTTTCTGTTGAAATGTGACCTTGAAATCTACGTCAACTTTTGGCATAACCACAATTAATTGTTGAGTCATTATATTATCTGGGCGAGTCATATCATAATCAAGACTCAACTGATCAAAGAAAAACGTATCACGAATGTAAAGCGCCAAATCAAATGTCGCAGGATACTCAATTTTACCTCTGGTATTGTAGAGAGTATAGACTACTGCTCGTCCCTCGTACTTCAACTGATTGATCGGTTCTCCAGAAAGAATAATAGATTTCTGAGTTCCACCACCATCGTCTAAACGATATGGTTCTCTCCAGTAATATGATTCTGCTGGTTCAGTCTTTCCGTTAAATTTCTCGCGAATTCCGTTGGCGGGATTATAATATCCTTCAGTCACCTGTAATCTATAGTTCTTAAATTCTTTAGCAGAGGCGACACCCTCCATAAACCATGCGTGAAGATAATATTGTCGCGCAAGATCTTGTCTTTGTTTTAGGGTTGGCACATAGTCTAAAGAAGATCTAGATCCAGGAGCACCAAAGAATTTTGACAACGTGCTAGATTTAGATAAACGAGTCTGACTGTTAATAGGTGCTCGTTGATTATCTGGGTTGTACACAGGGTCAGCAACTATAGTTCTATTCACCGCACCAACATTTTTTGGTAAGAAAGATTTTGATGCCCTCTCTACTGGATTTCCTAATAAACTATATCCAAATCTTGCTTGAGGAATACTAGTTCCAGTCCTTTTTATTTCATATGGAAGAATTGGTGCTTCTGTAGAATATAAAGGTGACAGACGATTCTCATCAAGCAATGATGCTATGCATAGAGGACCATTAGTTTGTTCTTCTGGTGATGTTGCCGCATCATTAGCACCATCCATAGTTCTCAATTTAGAACGTATTTCTGGAGTTTTTGGCGTCCAGTTAAAATAATGACTATAAGTATCGGTTTTTGCAATCTTTGCTTCGATCGCTCCATCTTCATCCACATAAACTTTTCGGACAGCATATGGCGATGCTTTGTTCCAAAGTTCCCACCAGTTAGTTGGATTTGCATAGTAATCGTATAAAGGTTCATGTGCATTTTCTGCGTCTGGCCAATTTGCCATGAGACCTGATCCAATATCAGGATCTTTATTAACCCAACCATCGCCCCAGTTATCAACAGAAGCAAATACAACATGGTTATCCTTTGCCGTCCAACCCCATTCAAACTTATAATTTGGTTTTGAATCCATAGGTGATGCTGTAAATGGTATAGGAGTAACTGCTCCTGTGCCGCCAGCTGTCGCTGTCTGCTCTGCCCAATCAGCAGCAATGGCAGAATGAGAGTGTTCTGCAAATTTAGAATATTTGGCGGTCCATGCTTCTAATGCGCGCCCAACTAGATTACCATGGAACACAGTGTCTTTGCCTTGACCGTCTTCACTTCCTGTATAAAGAGCACCAAAATAGTGAAAATTTGGTCCACCAATTTTACCTTTGTTCCCTATAATCCTCATATCAGGTGCAGACAATGTAGTGAACTTACCAGAGGCAGTAGTTACATGATCCTCTGCTGATATACGAATACCTCTCTTAGCATTCGGTAAAATATCTCTTCCAGAAATAATGCGAACATCTTTTTTGGTTACGATCTTATGTTCGCTTGAGGTATAATCAAGGCGATCTCCCCAGACTTTCACGTCTTTGTTGCCGCGAACGATAGTCTGATGAGTGTCTCCTGTTTCTGTAATATATGTTCCATGAACTGAGTGATTATGATTTGCACCAATATCAACATTAAATGTTCCTCCAACGACAAGGTTATAGTTGCCGTTGACCGTCAGAGTTAAATCTCCGTCATAAGTGATGTTGCCTTGACCAGCGACGACTAGTTCGTGATCTCCTCCAGCAACCTGTATTTGGTGCGTTCGAGATACAACAGCAACTGATCCATCCTGCTTGAGTTCTACACCAGCACCAGTATGATGCTTTATCAATATGCGCTCATTTCCTGGGGTGTCGTCTATTTCAAATGAGTGTCCAGAAGGAGTCTCATTTGCTTGATTAAATGGAAAGATAGAAGTAGAACCAAATGGAACATCAAAACTGACACCCATTGTACTACCACCAATCCAAAGATCATTTATTTTAACACCGCGACTTGCTGCACTAGTATTTGATTGAAACCAGTTGTATCGATTCGGGTACTCACCAGTTGGGTCTACAGTCCCGTCGATTGGAACACCAGTAGTAAGTTCTGGACTAATCTTTGTCGGATCATTAATCCGATCAGTTAATTTGTTATTTCCTGTAGTCATTAAAAGTTTTTCTCCAAAACGTCAGGGTCTTTTATAAGTTCAAATGATTCTAAATCTTGAGGTGTTACCCCAATCTGTTGACCCGCTTGTTTAGAAATTATGTCATCAGGAGAAAGGGCAGGTTCAGTTGATGGATCTCTATAAAGACTTTGTTTATTGAAATTGTTATACACATAGTCTCTTACATCAAACCCTGGATCCTCTTGAGAAGGATCTATGTCCATATGCCCTAGTGCTTGTCCACCTGGATATTGATTAAAGAATGTTCGAAATATTTGATACAAAGTGTTGTATTGAGATCGTGTGATGCTTCTTGGAGATGTGGTTTGTACGATATCCGTTGTCCCTGTTGAAACGTTGACACCGCCAACCAAGCACACTCCTATAGAAAATGCATTATGATTATTGTCTGGGCAATGAGAACCAACGCTGTTTAAAGGAACTCCTCTTTCAATCGAACCATCTCTTTTTACAATAAGGTGGTATGCATTATCTCCAGAACCAGTAATTGTTGTCAATTGATTTGCAGTTAAATTAGAATTAGTGAATGTTTCTGACCAATGCACTATAATCTCAGATATATCTCTAGTCAACCCACCCATCTCTGCTTCAAGTTCTTCAATAGAGGAAATATATTGCCCTCCAGGAAGTAAGTCTTGGAATCCAATCTCATACGGAGCAGGACCAACTACTTCTAACACAGTTTCTTCAGTTAGACCCAACATTGTCGCCTCAAGCACATCTGCCAGAGAACCGAGATCTCTCGTTGAACTTTCAGATCCAGTTGCACTTTTTAAAATTTGTCCTGTCAGAGAATTTGTATCTGCTTTAGTTAATTTGCCGAGATCAATAATACCATTACCATCTGCAAGAGATGTTATAGAAGAAGGAAGATTAGATCCAATCTGGTCAAGACTAGCGAATCCATTTCCGCTAATAACTTTAGAGAGAAGATTTGTAGTAGCGCCACCAACTGATGCTGTATTGCCAAACGAGTTTGTTATGCCATTACTTTTCAAGACATTATTAATAACATTATTAGCATCATTGATAACACTGTTTGCTGCATTCTGGGCAAATCCTGGAAGTCCAAGACTACGCAACTCTCCGTCTATAGATCCAGTGATTTGACGAAGTTTTTGCTCATATTGTGTTGTAATAGAGGAAAGTTGATTTCCTATATTAACACCAGGGATTTTGTTAGTTATTTGACCCATAACACCAGTTGACTGGAGTATAGAATTTAAATTTTGTTGAGTTAATCCTGGAGAAGTGCCTAGCATGAGGTCAGTGACCTGACTATAAACCTCTTGAGGAACTTCGAACCCTATCGCTTCATCAATTGTATTTTTTACAGTCTGTTCAATAAGCGAAACCTGATTGTCAGACAATACACCACCTGACAAAACTTTCAAGTCAGATGCTCTGCCCTTTGAATTTGCGACAGTCTGCGCAATCATGGCATTGTAATTTGAAGTATCAATTATTGACATTATTCTCTACCAGAAGTCGGAACTTCTTCTATTGGCGAAATAAAGTTGACTATTCCATCTACTCCTTGTTTTGCGAAACTATGTCCGCTTACTGGCGGCCAAGTTCCAACGCTAGTTGCGATAGCAGGAATATTATTATCATACATACCATTTCCTCCAGCAACAATGATATTTTCAAGCAACCACTTAACGCTCTTGGGAGAAGTAGAATGGATAATACGATATGGATAGTGGTTTCTTTCGTTATCTAGATGGTACAGATCATCATCGTTCTCTGTGTCAGGGACCACCGAAGGATCCGCTTTCTCCTTGACGATATCTGATCCTGTGTTATACGTTATAGTTTCCATAAACCATGCTATCTCGTCACTCTCTGAAGCTGCAACTCCGTCTTTTGGCACCTTTGTACCTTGGTTTATCTGAGCAGTAACGTCTGGAGTGTCATGCCAAAGATAACCATATTCCCACCCTTGGTCTCCCCAATCAGTGCCACCAGCAGGTGACCCTGATTTAGTTGTAGGTTCGTACCAAAAAGTGTAAGTTTCTCCAGTAGTTCTTTGAAATAGATGTTTTTGTTTACCATCAAATGTGGTCTGGGCATATTCATCTCCATAGATGTGGTCGCCCATTTTTCTACCTTTTCCTAGTCCTTCCCACCAAGCAGGTAATTCAAACTCACCGTGTATCCACAAGATGCCAGTTCCATATGTAAAATGATCTAGGTCAGGAACTTCTTCTGTTAGCGAAACCCAACCATCGGCGCGATCCATATGAAACTTTCTTCCATCATTCTTAGACTGCCCGTGAGACTCAAGAGTACCAAATCGTTCAAAATCTCTAGTGGCATATCTTCCAATTTTTGAAAGGTTTTCAATCAACCATTGTTTGATTCTTTCAGCATGGATTGATGTAAGATCGCGGACTCCAACTTTATCAAAAAAGTTGTTTACAAAGGTATTAAGTTCCGAAAGATTTAATCTTGCCATTATCTTGCTCCCAATCCAGAAAATAGAGACTCTGCTTTACCCTCTGCTGCGGACTGAGAAATTGAAGTTAAAGGATGAACATAGTATTTAACAAGAGCAGCTACCATACCGTTTCCCTTGGTTATTATACCGTCTATTTTTTCCCCATTTAATTGCCCAGTGATTTCTTTTGCTCGTAGCATTTTAGAAAACGCAGATGCACGAGAAGTCCTAAGTTCGTGAAGAACGAAAAGAAGTTGCCCCTCAATATCTTCTGGTGCCTTTGCAGGTTGTAACCTCGCAACGTATGCATAAAAGTTCGCCAATCTAGGCGAAAATGGAGGTAATCCTGCAATGCCAATACCATTGCTCACATTATTTGGATCCAATCCACTAATATCGCTGAGAACTCCAGTAATAGAACACGCTTGTTTTGCATTGAATCCATTATCTATAAAATATCTTACAATATCTCCCTCAGGTTTGGCAGCAACCGTCAATATTGGATCATTAACTTGAGAGTTTGTTTGATTAAAATAATATGAAAATGGATTACTGGCAGGATCGTCCCTAAAATTTGCTTGGACTGAAGAAGGAAACTCAATTCTAGGCATTGATCCGATAATCATAGGTAATTGAGAAGTCACCCCATCGAGAAAAAATCCAAACACTAATGCACCTGGAAGTATCTGAGCAGATGTACCAAATCCAGAGACGCCATACGTGTTTCCTGGATTTAAAACCTGCGCCCATGGGAGATCTCTTTGAGGAATATCGTTTACGTTATCAGAATGTATGCCGTGAATTCGAACCTGTACTCTGCCTTCAAGACCATAAGGAGGAGTGTTGTCGATCGCAGTGCCAATAAACCACCGGACATCATCACCGTAGTATTCGTGGTTGATCGTTTTCAAGGATTATCTCCAGCAGCGACAGCACCATCAAAATCAGCAACTTTGCTGACGGAAACTATAACGTCATGTCTAGTGCTGGTAAATACATTTCTACACATATGTATCAAGTATGTTCCGGAAAGTTCTTTATTAAGTTCTTCGTCTCCCTCTCCCTCTACATTCGTATTTTTGAAATGTATGTCAATAATATCACCAACAGTAGCACCTGATGTTCCCAGTGCTAATGGAGCGAAAAATATTACCCCAGGAACTTTTAGAGTAATCATATTCTTATTATAAAGAGACTTCATAGCAGAACTTTTTATTTTACTAAGTGCCTGCGCTTGATTAAACACATCATGATAACTATTATCATAACGATATGTTCCGAAAGAACTTACAGTATTTAAATATCTGTGATTCCATTGATCCGCAGGTTTAATTTCATCTTCATACTCTAAATTCTGTTTATCATCAAAGACATTTTGCTTGCCTTCTTTTAGCATTCCTCTGTCTTCCATGCTCTGAAGCAGTTCTCCAACACTAAAGTGCCTTTCATATGTCTGACTTGTATAGGTGTCGAAACTACTTAAAAGAGAACCAACTGCGCCTTCTTGCATCACCTTAAACTGGTTTTGTATATTTTCAATGCTGAGTTCTTTTACGATCCTTGCTTGTTGAGCGAGTCCTTGACCAGCAACTTCTTGTCCGCGAGCAGATGAGTAGAGAAGAGGAAGTCCCGCATTGAACGGTTCTTTAGAATTTATCATATATTCTAAATTACCAATACGAACGACATCATCGCCGCCATTTTCCTGTTGGTCGTATAAAGTGCTCCAAATATAAAATGGCGCACCAATGTCGCTCGTTGCTCTGTCTACCAACCATTCTGCTGATTCTAGAGGACTAATATATGGTGTGATAATTTTCACTGGTTGTTGCACCGAGGGAGTACCGCCAAGATATGTCCTATCAGTCCGAACATTTAAATGATTCTTAAGTATTGCTTCTGTGATATCTTCTAGTTTTCCTTTATATGACCTAGAAATTTTTATTCCTTGATCTCTATAAGCATGAGGAGATATACAATTCATATGATAAATTTCAGATCTGTCGCCTCCTTTCACAACTTGGACAATAGAAACAATATTGAGTTTAATTTCTAATTTTGCTCCAGCAAGACTATCTTCAACTGCTTCAATTACTATATCAATCTGCTCAGTTCCCTTGATCTTAATAAGATCAAATACACCTGCGTCGTCCATAATGACTAATTGAGCAGAAACATATGGTTTTTGGAGATCTTCAAAGAAAGAAATTTCTCCAATCATTTGCTTCATGTCATATGAATTGTTTAACCGTTCAGCAGTAATTTCTGCTTTGGTTATTTTAAATTCTTGCCCTAGATTTTGTGCCATTATTCTATTCTGTTTATAAGAAGTTTATTATATTCATTAATGACGGTTGTCAAGGTATCAAGGGGTAGAACTTTGATTGAACGTAATTTTGCATTTTCTTCTCTTAATCGTTGAAAATATGATACCGACTGTTCTGTTGTTACGCTAGTCCAATCAAAAGGATAGGGGTCAACACTTGAATAAGTTGGTTTAATCCACTCACCATTAGCATCAACATAGTGGTGAGGCGCGTCCCATTGATCGTATGTTTCGACAATAGATGTCGTTTCTCTTTGTTCTATGGGTGTGGATCTTGTCCCAGCAATCATCTCTAGTGCTGATGCAGTATCAATAGCAGTAAGAACTCCGCTGTTTGTTGGTCTTCCTGACACACCAACGTGGATCAAACCGTAATCATTGTCTATTCTTAAAATTTTACCGACTTTGTTGTCCAAATTAAACCAGACATAGTTATTTTCTTTTAAAAATGCTGCTTGCACTAGTGGATTATTTACTCCTGTTGTAGTATTGCTCGCAACACCATTTGACCTGACAACCACATTTGGATAATACTGTTGTGCCTTAGTATACAACTGTGAGTTATTCAACGGCCAACCTTGTTGACGAATATGATCGTTCAATAACCAAAAGGTCCAACCATAGTTTACATTTTCATAAAGTTTATATGAAATATGTTCTGGTCTTTCGTTATTCTGTATTTGATAGTTTTGATAAAATGAAGAGTATTCTTTTAATTGATCCAATATATCAATATAGACAGATAAATTTTGAAATTGTACTGGAGATTCTTCATCTCCAAACTTATAATCGACTTTTGGAAACTTTTTGAAATAGGTACTCATTAGAATCCTTCCAGAATTTTTGCTTGATCCAATGCCTGTGCTTCAGTCAACGTCATATTAATATCAGTTTCTGAGAAATGCGGATTGCCATTTCCTGATTTAAAAAATGCTTGTTGTGTTGGGTTATAATTTGTAACAAATGCTTCTAGGTATGCAGGGGCAATTTTAGTGGCAAGTTCTATGTTGTCATAGAAAAACTGTATTCTAAATTTATTTGGGAATTTGTATCCTAAAGAACCTTGCTCGCCACCTGCTATGCTAAGTGGATACATTTCGGTCCTAAAAAATCTAATAATTTGCGGTATTGTATTTGCTTCTGATTCAC